GGAAGTTCCTGAAAATACACTAAAAGAGTATTACGAACTCAGTGAGCGTTACAAGGAAATCTCTGAGATTGAACGGGCACAGACTGATTTCCTGAGTTTTGTTAAAACTCAATGGCCCTCGTTCATTGAAGGGCACCATCATCGGCTTGTGGCAAAAGCCTTTGATCGCATCGCCGAAGGCAGTTTAAAACGCCTCATCATCAATATGCCGCCCAGACACACCAAAAGCGAGTTTGCCAGTTTCTTGTTGCCTGCTTATTTGATCGGTCGCAATCCTACCTTAAAGATTATCCAGGCAACACATACCGCAGACCTGGCTGTACGCTTTGGCCGCAAAGTCAGGGATTTATTGCAAAACGAGTGTTACTCCCGTATTTTTCCCGAAACCACACTGCATCCCGATTCCAAAGCAGCAGGGAAATGGGAAACCCTGTCAGAAAAAGATCCGGCAATGCGGGGTGAATATTATGCTGTTGGTACCGGAGGCGCTATCGCCGGACGGGGAGCTGATCTTTTTATTATTGATGATCCGCACTCGGAGCAGGATGCCATGTCCAAGGTGGCTTTGGGAGATGCCTACGAGTGGTACACGTCTGGACCGCGCCAGCGATTGCAGCCGGGAGGGGCGATCGTCATTGTCATGACCCGTTGGTCAATGAAGGATTTGACCGGGCGCTTGATTAAGGATATGTCCAGGAGTAAGCAGAACGATCAATGGGAATTGATTGAATTACCCGCTATTTTGCCAAGTGGCGATGCTGTTTGGCCCGAATACTGGAAAATTGAGGAATTAGAGGGAATCAAGGCAGCACTCGGCAATGGACCAAAATGGTTTGCCCAGTACATGCAGAATCCCACCGCCGAGGAAGGGGCATTGATCAAACGGGAATGGTGGAAGGAATGGCCAACCAAGACTCCGCCTGAATGCGAATACATCATTCAAAGTTACGATACTGCTTTTTTGCGTACCGAAACCGCTGACTATTCTGCGATTACCACCTGGGGAGTTTTTTATCCTTACGGTCGCATTGGCGAAGAACACTATACTGGGGAGGCAGCCCATTTGATTTTATTGGATTCGGTCAAAGCCCGTTGGGAGTTTCCCGAACTCAAACAAAAAGCATTGGAACTCTACGAGCATTGGAAACCGGATACCGTTATTATTGAGTCCAAGGGAAGTGGCACGCCACTAACCCAGGAACTGCGAAAAATTGGCATACCCGTGCAAAATTTTACGCCCAGCAAAGGCTCTGACAAAGTAGCCAGGGTGAATGCGTGTACGCCACTTTTTGAATCGGGGATGATTTGGAAACCTGATGAATTCTGGGCTACAGAAGTAGTTGAGGAATGTGTTTCTTTTCCCAATGGCGATTACGATGACTTGGTGGATTCCACCTCACAGGCAATTTTACGCTTTCGCCAGGGTGGTTTTGTTTCTTTGCCTTCAGACTATGAAGATGTTTTTGAGAGCCATCGCCACCAGCAAAGAGTTTATTACTAATTAGGAACAGAAAATGGCTAAAAAAACAATAACCCATTCGCATCGGCACCAGCACGATGGCCAAGAGCATACGCATCAACACGCCAATAAACCAAATCAGGAGTCGCATACTCACGAACACGAACATCCTGTCATTCTCTACGGAGATGAAAGGGGCTATACGATAATAGAACTTAACATGAATGATCTGAAGCTGTGGAAAAAGGATGCAATAGAATAATGGGTTGGGAATATCCTTTGTATGCAGGGGGTCATTGTCACATTACCCACATTGATCGGGGTTCTTTGGAATATCTTGGTTCCAGGAAAGGCTGTGAAAGTTTATTGGATGTTGGCTGCGGGATTGGTGGTCAGGTGCAGGAAGCTCTTTCCATGGGCTGGGGAGCTTTTGGCATAGATGTGGATCTTGATGCTCTTGGTGCTCCCAACGTAGCTTTGATTGATTTGGCACAGCAGCCGGTAGTTTTCCATGAAAAATTCGATGTGGTCTGGAGTGTGGAAACAGCCGAGCATATCCCGGAGGAGTTTGAAGACAACTATCTGACAACTCTGGTAGAGAATTGCAGACGATACCTGGTGATGACAGCCAGCAACATCAAAATGCCTTTGCATGTAAATTGCAAACCGAGAGATTATTGGATCGAGCAATTGAAGAAGAAAAACATGTGGTATGACTCGTTGGGCTATGAAAAAATATTAGAGCACTCAACAATGGAACGTGAATTCCTGCAGGACACTGGAATGTTTTTTATCAGCAAGGAATATTAAAATGCCCGTATTGACGATTGGCATGGCCACTTATAATGATTATGACGGAGTGTATTTTTCAGTGCAGGCGCTGCGCATGTATCATCCAGAAGTCATGGATCAGGTTGAAATATTGGTGATTGACAATAAACCGGACAGTCCACACGGGGAGGAAGTAAAAAGGTTTATTGAGTCTTACGTTGAGAACGGCAGATATGTACCGTTTACCGAATGGGAAAGTTCTTTTGTAAAAGGCCAAGTATTTGAACATGCACAGGGCGAATATGTTCTTTGCATTGATTGCCATGTGTTATTGGTCCCCGGTGCTTTGGCAAAGTTGATTTCCTATTACAACACTTTTCCCAACACAAAGGACCTTCTCCAAGGGCCTTTGGTGCATGACGATTTGAAAAACTTCTATACACATTTTGAACCCAAATGGCAAGAACAGATGTTTGGTACATGGGCCACGGCGCAGCCTTCTTTGGATAAAGGTGATCCTTTTGAGATACCGATGCAGGGATGTGGTTTGTTTTCCTGTAAAAAAGAACATTGGGTTGGCTTTAATCCGGCTTTCCGGGGGTTTGGCGGGGAGGAGTGGTACTTGCAGGAAAAAGTCAGGAAACAAGGAGGAAGAGTTTTGTGTATGCCGTTTTTAAAATGGTTGCACAGGTTTGGCCGACCGGACAAGCCAAAATATCCTCTGGATATGTATGCCCGGATCAGAAACTTTATTATAGGGTGGACGGAAATTTATGAAAACAAGGAACATGAAGCAGTGCAGTCGATCGTAAATCATTTTATAGAACAAGGATATGAAGAAGAAAAAATAAGGAGCTATCTGGAATAATAGTTTACTATTAATTTATTTATAGCTAGAGTAATAATCTATGCCTATCGACAAACAAAGACCCATGTCAAATGGCGATGCCCAAGTAAGTCCTTTTGAAGGACCCATTGAAATAGAGCTTGAACTTCCCGAAGGTGCTGAAACATTTGATGAAATGCCTATGGAAGGGCAACAACCTGCTGATTTTAATGAAAATTTGGCAGATTTACTTGAAGAGGACGTACTTCAATCACTTAGTTCTGAGTTGGTGAGTCTTTATGAAGAAGACAAGGAATCACGCAAGGATTGGTACGAGTCTTTTAGTAAAGGACTTGATTTATTGGGAATTAGGCAGGAAGAACGGACACAGCCGTTTCAGGGGGCAAGTGGTGTTAATCATCCCATTTTAGCAGAAGCAGTAACCCAATTTCAGGCACAAGCCTACAAGGAACTTTTACCAGCAGGAGGACCTGTCCAGGTTCAAGTCGTAGGTATACATAATCCAGAAATTGTAGCTCAATCGACCAGGGTAAAAGAATTCATGAATTACCAGATTACCCATGTCATGGAAGAGTACGATCCTGAGATGGATTCGTTATTGTTTTATTTGCCTCTTTCTGGAAGTGCTTTTAAAAAAGTTTATTTTGACATGACCTTGGGCCGTGCCGTCAGTGAATTTGTTAAAGCAGAGGATTTAGTGGTTAGTTATACAACTACGGATCTTTCAACTTCGCCCCGCGTTACTCATGCCATGACCATGACTAAAAATGATCTGCTTAAAATGCAATTAAACGGTACCTACAGCGATATTGAGTTGGCACAACCTGGGGTTGTGACTCCAAACGAAGTCCAGGAAAAAATGGAAGAATTGGAAGGAGTACAGCCCAGTTATGCAGAGAACAATGAGCTTTATTCCATTTTAGAAATGCACGTAGAACTTAACTTAACTGAGATTGAAGATTATGGATTTGCTAGTCCCTATATTGTGACTATTTGTGAAGATATGAATCAAATTTTGGCGATTCGCCGTAATTGGAAAGAAGGTGATCAACTTTACAAAAAAATAGACTATTTTGTTCAATATAAATTCTTACCAGGACTGGGTTTTTATGGTTTTGGCTTAATTCACATGATTGGCGGCATAACTAAGTCTATTACTTCTATTTTACGTCAATTGATTGATGCTGGAACTTTAGCTAATTTACCTGCGGGCTTTAAAGCCCGTGGAATGCGTATTCAGGGTGAAGATGAACCTTTACAGCCTGGGGAATTTAGGGACGTTGATGTAGCAGGGGCTACAATCAGGGATTCTTTAATGCCTTTACCGTATAAAGAACCTTCGGCTGTTTTAGTACAACTTTTAGGTCTTTTGGTTGATTCTGGCAGACGTTTTGCCTCTATTGCAGATATGCAGGTTGGCGACATAGGCAGTCAGCAATTACCTGTAGGAACCACCATAGCCATGCTGGAACGGGGAACTAAGGTAATGTCGGCTATTCATAAAAGACTGCATTTTGCCCAGAAAAAAGAATTTAGGCTATTGATCCGTGTTTATGCTACCTATTTGCCCCCAGAATACCCTTATATGACGGAGCAGGGGGAACAGGTGGTCCTGGCCAAGGATTTTGATGAGCGCGTGGATGTATTGCCTGTCAGTGATCCAAATATATTTTCCATGGCACAACGGGTATTAATTGCTCAACAACAATTGCAAATGGCACAAGCAGCTCCTGAAATACATAATTTACAGGAAGCCTATCGCCGAATGTACGAGGCTTTAGAGATTAAAAATCCACAAAGTTTATTTAAACAAGAACCGCAAGTTCCCCCCAGGGATCCAATAAGTGAAGAACAGGCAGCGATGATGGGTCAGCCAATCAAGGCTTTTGAATGGCAAGACCATGAGGCCTATATTGCGGTGCATTCCTCTTTTATTCAAAATCCGATGGCCAGAGAAAACCAGATGGTAGTGCAAATGATTTACGATCGACTGCACTGCTTCATGTTCCTTGTTTTCATAAATTTCCGTCCACCCTATAATAAAGTTTCTGATCCGGGCATACATATCCAGAGGATATTTTGGCTTGTCC